TCATTAGATCTGCAAAGCCTATTACGGCATCTTGGATCCAACTTGAAGCTGTTAAAATTGCGTGTGTCATTAGTTTTTTACTCCCATTCTAGGACCATGTCCATTGTGGGATAACATATAGTGATAAGCATATTGCCAATCATTTCCATACTCTGTTTTGGCGTAAGTGAGCATCTCTTTTTCGAAAGCCTTGGACGGGCTTGGGTTTCCAAGTAAACTCACAAGGCCGTTGAATAGCATTGTTGCCATTTTTTTCTCCTTATATAAGTTTTTAGGATGCTTGAGGAAAGCAATACCCCGGAACTTCCCCGGCGGTGCAAGTACCTTTGGTACTCGTCAATCACTTGTAACGGATGGATAATCCGCATTGTCTATCCAATGTGTCTATGTGTGTGAGCAAATAAACATTGCATTTATCTACTTCACCTGTATTTATCATTAAGGGAAAAAAGAGCCGACTTATATGAGCAGTTATTTGGTAAAGGCTGTCATGCTATTTCCGCATGACTGTGTCAATCAAAACACGGCACTCAAAATCCTTGACAAAGAATTGAAATGATGTTACTTTATAAATAATAATGGAACAATTAAGTTCCTGGCAGGCACCGTTGAGCCTGCTCTTACTATGTGAGCGATGTGGTAAAGACATCAAGCAGAGGAGATAACAAATGGACGCACTTACCTTATGGATGGCAATTGGATTCTTATTCGCCGCCTATTCAGTTATAGCAAATGATTCAGTACAAACTCTCGGTACTTGGATTGCTTCGAACAATGAGAGATTCAATTGGAAAATTATGTGGGGTTGTGCAAGTGCAGTCTTGTTATACACTCTGTGGTATGGTTGGTACACTAACGGTGGAGACATCAGTTACGGGCGACTTAACAAAATACCTTTCCAAGAGATACAATGGTATCATGCCGCGGCACCAGGACTATTATTAATACTTACAAGGATAGGAGTACCAGTTAGTACTTCTTTTTTAGTATTAAGTGCCTTTGCAAGTACATTTGTATTAGAGAAGATGCTTGTAAAAAGTATGATGGGTTATGCTGTCGCGGCTGTGGCGGCGTATGTTATTTGGATAGGAGTTACTAAACTACTAGACGAAGCAAAGCCTGTCAAAGAAGAACACAAGAAAGCATGGCGTGTAGCACAATGGGTAACAACAGGCTTCCTGTGGTTTACTTGGCTAAGTCATGACATGGCAAACATTGCTGTGTTCCTACCTAGAGAGATACCCTGGGACCTAATGGTTCTAGTTAGTCTTGTGTTTGTAGGCGGACTAGGATACATGTTTAGAGAAGGTGGAGGTAAGATACAAACTATTGTATTGGAGAAACACAATACAAGGTATGTACGTTCAGCAACTATTATTGATTGTGTTTACTTTTTAATACTATTGTTCTTTAAAGAAATAAACGATATACCTATGTCAACAACATGGGTGTTCGTAGGTTTACTATGTGGACGTGAACTTGCTATGGCTACTATGACAGGCAAGGAAAAGTTTAAAACAGTATTTCCTTTAATTACCAAAGACTTTATCAAAATGATGATAGGGCTAGGAGCATCAGTTGGTGTTGTTCTAGCAATACATTATGTTATAGTACCAAACGGATACTAAAACTCTTGACTTAATAAACAAGTTAGTGTATTATATAAGTATTACATTAACTCACAACCAAGTAGGAAGGCTTACAACTTGAAAATGAAGATTATCACAGGAAATGCTAACCCTAACCTAGCACAAGCAATCGCTGAACATTGTTTTGCGACACTAGTGCCAGCGAAGGTCTCTACATTTGCAGACGGAGAGTCCAGTGTAGAATTTTTAGAGAATATTAGAGGTGAAGATGTTTTTATTATCCAAAGCACCTGTACACCTGTTAATGACAGTTTAATGGAACTTATGATAATGATTGATGCGGCACGTAGATCTAGTGCTAATAGAATTACCGCAGTCATTCCTTATTTCGGGTATGCAAGACAGGATCGTAAAAGTGCAAGTCGTACTCCTATTACAGCCAAACTTGTAAGCAACATTATTACTACTGCTGGTGCTGATAGAATCCTTACAATGGATTTGCATGCAGGACAGATACAAGGTTTCTTTGACATCCCGGTGGATGATTTAACAAGCCGTGTAGTGTTTGCAAAAGATATTAAACGTGCAATAGGAATTGTAGACGATCCAGAAGTAAATCAACAAGGTACAGTATTTGTATCACCAGACGCAGGCGGAGTTGTTCGTGCTAGGAAGTTTGCTGATATGTTCAATGGCGACATTGCTATCGTAGACAAACGCAGACCAGAAGCAGGCAAGAGCGAAGTTATGAATCTAATTGGAGATGTAAAAGGTAAACATGCTATCCTAGTAGATGATATTGTAGACTCAGGCGGGACATTATGTAATGCGGCCAAAGCTATTATGGATGCTGGTGCGGCAAGTGTTCGTGCTTACATCACACACGGTGTACTATCAAACGAAGCATGTCAAAAAGTTGAGAAGTCAGTACTAGACGAACTAGTAGTTACAGATAGTATTCCTAATCGTTGTCCTAAGAATTGTAAAAAGACACGACAGGTTAGTGTCGCGCCTTTGTTTGGTGAAGCTATTAGACGTGTAACAAACGAAGAAAGTGTTAGCTCTTTATTTGTGTAATGTGTTTGATATATTCAGTCATTGAATGATCTCCAAAGCTATCTATCTTTCCTTGCTTTAGACCCATCCAAATACCACGCCATTTGTCTTTGACTAGTTGCCAACCTGTAGGCTTTCTATAGTTTCCATATGCATTTAGATAATGTTCTGTACCGTGATGTACGTAGCCCATAATCCAAAGAGGAACAGTAGTAACAATATCATTGTTGTTCTTCCAACGATGATGTGTTACACCTAAGCTCTTAACGTATCCTCTCCAACCCACACGTGGCGAACCAAATGTGTAAAGCTCAACTGGATCATTAAGTTCTTCATCATGTAAACAACGACTGGCCATTATCGTTGCCATGGCCGCTCCTAAACTATGTCCACAAAACCAAAGTGTTTTGCCTAAGTTTGCTTTACGGTTAATGTCTTCTGTAATAGCAGGCCATAGTTCATCTACCTCTGCTTTAAAACCTTGATGCACTCTTGAGATTGTTTCTGCCATTACTGGCAATGCTTTTAGATCTGCACTTATATCGTTAAACTCTGTTGGTTCAGTTCCACGACATGCAATTACTAGATCTGTTTTGTTCATGAAGCGATATGCTTGTGCTCCATCCTTTTGGTAGAATTCAGTTGTAGTGAACCCTAACTTTTTCGCTTGACTTCTTGCATCTTTTTCGTTATTATATGCAATACTTGATAATTTTGCAAATAATAAGGAACGTGCATTAAAGTCCATTTTTTCGATCGTCATACTTCGCCCTCCGTTAATACAATATTTATTGCTTTGCATGACTAAATACGTTATAAGGATGTAACATAATGAAAAAAGCTACTAGATCTATACTCGAAGAACTCAATAATCTTAATTTTAATAGGAATAAAGAACATTTGATTGAAACTTCAGGCACTAACCTAATAGAAAGTGCTATAAACTTGTTTGAACAGATAAATGAACACTATTCTGGAGAAGAAGCATTAGAATTAGAACGTAGATTTATTAATAGTGTAAAGAGTGCAGACCCTAAAAAGTTCAAACGTGGACTAGCAAAAATAAATGAGAGCAAAAAGAATGATTCTTAAAGAAGGCGGAAACATATTCAAGGACGCTGATGGCGCTCCTGTTACAACCCGTATACAAAGAGATAGTGTTGATCCTACTCTGCTATGGTTAGAAAAGATTACAGGGCTAAAGCATACAGATCTAAAGCTAGGCTCTACAGGAATAAAAGATACTTCAGGTGACTTAGATGTTGCAGTTGATGCTAGTAAGGTTGACAAGCAAGAATTGTTTGATAAACTTGTTGCATGGAAGATGAAAAATCATCCTGACGATGATACTAGACAATGGGTAGCGAAGTCAGGTATTAGTGTACATTTTAAAACTCCTATCAACGGAAATCCTAACAATGGATATGTGCAAACAGATTTAATGTTTGGTAATCCAGAGCTTATGAAATTTGCTTACAAAGGTACAGGCGATGGCACTGTATATAAAGGTGCCCACAGAGCGATAATGATTGCTAGTATGGCAAAAGCAAAAGGCATGAAGTGGTCTCCGGGTAAAGGATTAGTTAACAGAGAAACAAATGAACTTGTTGCCAGTACACCAGACGATGTTGCTGAAACACTGTTAGGTGCAGGAGCAAATCCTGCAGACTTAGATAGTGTAGAAAGTATAGTTAGGAAGATTAAAGGCTCTCCAGATTATGATGCACTTACAGCAGATGCATTTGATAATTTTGAAAAGCAAGGATTACCTGTTCCAGAGTCACGTGGAATTATAAGTGGCATGTTACAAGCAAAATTTAAATTAGACGAAGGAATAAAATCAGGATTAGCAAAAGTTTATAAGTCAGGAGTTGGTGGATTTAAACTTGGCCAAGCAGGCGATCAAGGATCTTTTAGTAAGATGAATAAAACTTATAAGGATGCCGGCGGACAACAAACTACTATTGGACAGGTTTTAGATCCTATTAAAAAAGGACTCGATGCAATTAATCCAGCCAATGTAGATACAGACGATAAAGATAAAACAGTTAGTAAAG